CCGGCCATGAGTGGTCAGTCTTTGTGCTCGCAATCGAAAAGGAGATGCCGTTCCGGTCGCAGCTTTACAGGGTGATGGATTCCACATTACTTGCAGCACGGGAAGAAGTGATCCAAGCGCTTGACCAATACAAGCAGTTGCGACTGCGTGAAGATGATTTTGAGTGGCCGATTTCGTTGGTTTATGGGCAGAAAGTGGAGGTGATTTGATGAGTGAAAAAAGTTGGGTTCCAAAAGGTTATAGCGTGGTCGAGATGGCGTTGCCAAAAGCGATGGCGGCAGCGATCGGCGAGGGCAATGCGCTGGTGTGGAAGAAGCCAGTGATTGGCGAGAGGTTTTGCGGCGAGGAAGGCACCGAAACTTCGACACGCGATTACGCGCACTACTATTACCCAGTCATCGTCCCCACCACCCCACCCGCTCCGAAGTACCGTGAGCCGACTCAGGCGGATGTTGGGAAGATGGCCGAAGTACGAGATAACATCAGTGACCTATGGGTGAAACGAAAATTATTGGCGGTGATTGACGACGATTCAATTTCACACAGATTTATTTGTCGCATCTTAGAGGGCAATCCTCTTCATACGTGCTGGCGTTACGCCCAAATCAAGATCGAGGAGGTGAAGTAATGGAGCTCTACTCAACCCGCGTCATCAAGCCGCGCCGCACATTCCTTTACGGTGTGGGCAAAATCGGGAAGTCAACGTTTTGCTCGGAGGCTCCTGGCGTTGTGTTCGTCCAGACAGAGGACGGGCTAGCCAACATCGATGCTGTCACCTTTGGTCTCTGCACCGATCCTGAGCAGGTGTTCGACCAGATCGGCCAATTGCGAACCCAGGAGCATCAGTTCCAGAACCTCGCCATAGATTCGGTGGACTGGTTCGAGAAGCTAGTCCATGAAAGGATCTGTCAGGAGGCTAGCGTCTCCAGCCTAATCGACATGGGCCACGGGCGAGGCTACACAATGGCTCAAGGTTGGTTCAACCGGCTAACCAGGGAGCTAGACGCACTGATCGCTGAGCGTGGAATGGGCGTGTTTCTGATCGCCCATGCCGAGCCGGTGAGGTTCGAGGATCCAGACACCGCAAGCTACGATCGCTGGCAACCTAAGCTTGCCAATCTGGTTGTTAAGCACCTGCGGGAATGGTGCGATGAAATCTTCTTTGCTTGCGAGAAAGTCGCGGTCAAGAAGGAAGAGGGGAAAATGGGGCGAGAGGTAGCAAAGGCTGTCCGCGCTGGCGGGCGGATCCTGCGGACCACTCCGAAGCCGTCAGCAATGGCGGGCAACAGGCTGAAGGGGATCCCGGAAGAGATCCCTTTGAGCTACGCGGAATATGCGAAGTACTTACCACAACATCAGGAGGTGACGAGCAATGGCTGAGCTAGGAATCAATTGGGATGAAGTGCCAGAGGAGCGGAGCTACACACCGATTCCAGACGGTGACTACTTCGTGGAAATCACCAACGCGGAGCGCGATGACAACCAGATGGAAGGCACCAGCACGCTCAAACTTGAGTACACCATCATCGATCAAAGCCCGTTCAACGGGCGATCGGTGAGGAGCAATCACTCCCTGTACCATCCAGACCAATCGCGGGTTGAGATCGGCATGGCGACGCTTCAGAACGTCTGCCGAGCAATTGGGCTGATGAGGCCAACTGACGATCAGCAATTCTTGGGTGGTCAATGCTTCGTTCGGCTGGTGGCGTCCACCGGGAAGAACGGCAAGACGTATACGAACATCAAGGTCTGGTGGTCTGTTGACTCGCAAGCCCCGCCACAGAAGGGAGCTGCAATGAAGGCACCAGCGGCCAGGCCAACGGCACCAACGCCACCACCACAGCAGCGACCAGCGGCACCTCCATCTGGTCCGCAGGTTTGGCGGCCTGGTCAGGTGCAACCACCAAAAGGATTTTAGTGGGAGGCAGTCATGGAAGATGAGACGCTCAAGTGGCTCGATACTACCGCAGGCTGGCTAGCGTCTCGCTTCCGGACTCCAAAGGATGAGGTCTACCAGATGCTGGCGTTGCAGTTGGTATCTGGTCAGCCTAGGAAGTTCGCCAGGCTCCGCGTCATGCGTGAGCTTGGGCAGTCCGAGAGAGCCCACCAAGGGCCATCGGTTGAACGTGAGGCGGTAGAGATGGGGCAGTCAGTAGCGGAACTGACAGCGGCAGAGGTGCTGGATGAGCGATCCTGGCTGATCGTCCAGTTGCGGGTGCAGCATGGTTACACCGTGAAACAGGTGGCCGATCAGCTTGGGATTTCTCGGCAGCGTGTTGGGCAGATTTACACACAGGCGATCGAACGATTAAGGGAGGAATTGGGATGAACAGCGAAACACCATCGGATCTATTGGCGACACTTCGGAAGCAGTTTGCGAAGCTTCATTTGGAACTAGCGGCAGGCAGGCAGGAGGCAGCGGAGGCTAGGCTAGACGCACTTGATCAGATGATCGAGGTGCTGCAATTCGAGGATGAGCAAAACCGGAAATTGATGGGGGTCGATGAGGAGGGGGCGATCGTCTGGAGATTGCTGGTCGAAGGTGACAGCCTAAAAGCAGGCGATCAGCTCTGGGATGGGTTCGATCAGGAGTGGCGAGATATTCCGGAGGATGAGCACGGAGTGGACGTAGAGGAGCACCGTGTCATTCGACGTAAAATCTTTATCCCTGGGTGATCGATCATGCAACCTCGATGGTATCAGACTGAGGCAGTGGAGGCGATCGCTGCGCACTTTGCAACCAGTAACACCAGCCCGGCAATCATCTTGCCAACTGGCGCTGGCAAGTCGCTGGTAATCGCCATGCTAGCCCAAAGGATGGTCGCCAATGGTGGCCGGGTGGCGGTGTTCCAACACAGGGCGGAACTGATTCGGCAGAACGCGGAGAAATTCCAAGCGATCTGTCCTGATGTTCCGGTTGGTATCTGGTCTGCCAGTCTCAACCAGAAGAGCGGTAGTCAGCCTGTGGTCTTTGCTGGGATCCAGTCAGCGGCAAAGGAAGAAAGCCTGCTACACCTCGGCTGGCGGGATCTCATCATTGCGGATGAGTGCCACCTGATCCCGCCCGATGGCGATGGTCAATGGTTGTCAATGCTTAGGTACTGGCAACGGCTGAACCCTGATTTCCGCTTTGCTGGTTTGACTGCTTCACCGTGGAGGCTAGATAGCGGGTCGATTATCGGGCCAGATAGGATCCTCCAGTCGGTGGCGTTCTCAGCACCGATCACACGGCTGATCGAGGAGGGTTATCTTTGCAATCTGATAAGCAAGGATCCAGACAACCATATCGACACATCGGGCGTTAAGATGGCTGGTGGTGAGTACATCCTAAAGCAACTCGATGATGCTGCCAGCAAGGACGCTGCGAAGGTTGACCTGGCTTGCCGGGAACTGGTGGCGAGGACTGCGGGCAGGAATTCAGTCCTAGTCTTCTGCTGCGGTCGGAAGCATGCCCGAATGGTGGTCGAGTCGATCGCTAATCTGGAACCAGGCAACGTTGCCTACGTCGATGGGATCACCAGCAAGAGCGAGCGAGAGGATACCCTGGAGGCGTTCGCAGGGCAGCAGTTTAAGTACCTCGTAAACATCGATGTTCTTACCACCGGATTTGACGCTCCTTGCATCGATGCCATCGCCATGCTACGCCCGAGCCAATCGAAGGGGCTTGTCTATCAGATGATCGGGCGAGGGTTGCGGACGCATCACACGAAGCAGGACTGCCTGGTCCTAGACTTCGCGGGGAACCTAATCACGCATGGGCCAATTGATTCCTTCGCAGATGACTACCGAACCACCCAGCGTGGCGAAGGTGGCGAGGCACCCAGCAAAGTTTGTCCGGAGTGCAAAGAGATTGTCCACGCAGCAGCAACCCAGTGTACCCAGTGCGACCACCAATTCCCGGAGAAGGAGATCAAGCACGACATCCGGCCAGCGGAGGTCCGGGTCTTGTCAGGTGGTGAGGACGCGATGGAGACCGTGGACGTGGAAAGCGTGAGCTATAGCGTCTACGCTCCAGACCACAAACCTAGGATGCTCAGAGTCACCTACAGGCTAATCGGCGCGGCAGCGGTGGCGGAATACATCTGCCTGGAGCATACCCAAGGATCCTGGCAGCAGAAGAAAGCAGCGGCTTGGTGGAAAGAGCGGTCAGACGTCCCGGTTCCCGATTCCGTTTGGGCAGCGTATCGTCTCCACAAGTCGGACGAATCTGCTATTGCGTCACCTCGGCAACTCGTTCTAAAGTGGACCAAAGAAAAGCGATGGCCTGACATTGTGCAGTACATCGGCATTCAAAAAGCAATTATCGAGGCGGGCTACTTGGCTGATCTGAATGATACGATTTACATCGATCGAGATATTTTTCGAGGGCTGAAAAAAGGAGGTTAGTTCATGGGCTGGCAGGATGTTTACACCGAAGGGGCAGCA